GATGATGTCCATGCTGAAGGGCCCASKTTCGATCCCGAATTCCCGGGATCCGATGAATAAGCCTTCCCGCATGTCCTACCATGCTTCACCTCGTTCGGGGAATCAGACCTCCGCACTGTAATCACGTCAACTGCCTATAGCGCATGTAGTAAAAAGTGGATTCTCCCTTCAGATAGCACGGATAATTCTCGAGAGAGGGTAAGTCCGCTGGGGTAAGCACTATGTGATCAACGGTGTCAATACGTTTTATCGTTAACGTTATTGGCATCGTTAATTCTGACGCTCCCACTGTGATTCGAGTTACGAATGTTAAAGGAAATTTCGATGTCGATGTTGGAGTCATATTCTCGAATTCAGTACCAGACATTCCCGTCCCTGAAGTAGTGTACGGTATTCGCAGCTCCACCTTGGAACCCGATAAGAGTGCATTCCCCGTCGCTAGTGAAAAAGCTCCCATTGATCTATACCTCGAAAAGACGAAGTTAAGCTGAACCGTGAACAAGTATGTTCCATCCTGCTTGTGCCACGCTCCCTGACCAGTAGTGGGACCGATATCCACTCCTGTCTGTGCCCATGATAATCCCATTATAGGAGTCGTTTCTAGGAACCACGGATCCCATATAAGCTTTAATAGTCCTGTTGTAGCGTCTTTCTTTAAGGGCCACTCGTAGGACGTTGGCTCAGATTCTCGTTCCAGTTTTGATACTCGTTGCTGAAGGTCAGTAATAGATAATGCCTGTGTTGAGACATCACGTGTAACATTATCTAGACGTGTCTTCTCTGATACCACCAGCGTCCCTAAATCCGCAACAGTGTTCCTCACGGTGTCAATATCTCTTATGTTCTGAGAGACTGATGTTTCCAAAGCCGTTATCTGCTCCACTTGCCGCCTGACCTGCGTAATAATCTCCTCAACATGGCCTTTTAATATGGTAATATCATTACTTAAACCCAACACGTCACCCCCAAGAGAGTTGACTTTTTGATCTAGACGTCCCAAGTTTGTAGCAAGGTCAGTAATTTCTGTTTGAATCGAAGCCACCTCTACCGACAGTTCTTTCACCTGTTTCTCAACTTCATCGATGTTACCAGTACCAGCACCACCATCACTCATCGCCAGACATATTCGAATTATGGCACTGCGTTGAGCATCCGTAAAAAGATTGGACATACTAGATGTTTATGTAAGTTGCGTAGGGTGGAGGAGGCAAGGGTTTTGTTATTCCGTACTCAGTCGGCTCCTCGTAGTCTGGTGATTGAGTCAAACTCCTCCTTTGACTTAGTCGATAACTGTTCCTCAAAAATCGTTTTTGGAATTCAGTTAACTCTCTCTTCTTCTCACGGCGCCCTTTAGCGTAACGATAAAGACCAAACCCAACCGCAATAAGGAAGAGGAGTAAAAGTACGCCGCCCACCACTTCCCAAATCGTGTTTGAAACTGTGCCCGCCACTTTGTCTGCGCCTTTGTCTAGTCCACTTATAATAGTTTCTGCAGGTGAGTGATTAACGAAATTGGAGGGACCATTCCCCATGGCTTCATCGGGAAGAAATAAC